AAACAATTTACCGATGGAATGTGTTGGGAAAATCACGGACAGTTTGGATGGCATATTGATCATAAAATTCCATTAAATTCCGCAAAAACTGAAGATGAGATATATAAATTATGTCATTATACAAATTTACAGCCATTATGGTGGAAAGATAATTTAGAAAAGAGAAAAAAATATTATAATATATTATATAAAATTTGAAATTTTCCGTATATTTTAGTTAATGAAATTGTTTTACGAATAAAAAATAAATGTCTACTACGCTTCTTGTCGACGGCGATAATTTAGTAACAATTGGCTTTTATGGAGTAAAAAATTACTTCTATAAGGGAGAACATATTGGCGGAATATTTCATTTTCTCAATACCCTTAGATTATCATTTGAAAATTATCATTTAGATAAGATTGTTGTCTTTTGGGATGGAGAGGAAGGTTCACTTTGTAGAAAGAAAATTTATTCACATTATAAAGAAAAAAGAAAAGATAAACTTAAAACTGAAGAGGAAAAAAATTCTTATATCTATCAGAGAAATAGAATTAAACAATATTTGGAGGAGATCTATGTTAGGCAGGGTGAGTACCCATTTTGTGAAACAGACGATGCAATAGCTTATTACACTCAGAATTCTCCAAATGAAAAGAAAATTATATTTTCATCTGATGGTGATTTAACCCAGCTGGTATCAAAAGATACCCAACTATATAACCCCTCGCATCATAAATTATATAAGCCAAAGGATACTTTTATATATGACCATGAGGAGATTTTAATTGAGAATATAAAATTGGTTAAAATGTTGTGCGGGGATCCTTCTGACGATATTGCAGGAATAAGAAGTATGGGAATTAAAACCCTTATGGAACTGTTTCCGGAAATCGTAACTCAACCCCTTACCTTAGATTATATAAGGTATAAGAGTAATTTTCTTTTCGAGCAGGATAAAGAAAAGAAAGTTATACAGAATCTTATAAGTGGGGTTACTAAATATGGAGTATTTGGCGACGAATTTTTCCAAATTAATAGTAGTATTATAAGCCTTGATGAACCTTTATTAACAGATGAAGCGCGTGAAAATATAAAGATATTAATAAATGAAAATATGGATCCCGAAGGAAGATCATATAAAAATACAATGAAGATGATGATGGAAGATGGATTATTCAATGTGTTACCTAAGTCGGATGATGCTTGGATTAAATTTCTGAACCCCTTCCTAAGATTGACGAGAAAAGAAAAAAATAAAAAATATTTAAAATATAAAATATAAAATTTACAACTATGATTAATCAAGACATTACAAAATTTGAATTTCTCCTAACCCTTGAAAAGAACATCGTTATACAGAGATTTTTCAATGTTAACCGATATAATTCAGAAGCGAAAAACTCCGTAGATCTATACGAATGCGTGACAGATATTTGCAATGAAATTGCAAGTGGATTAAGGGAGAAAACATTTGAATATATGAGTGATAACGACGAAATAATTAGTGAAGCACAACGAGAGGAAGAAATAAAAAATTTCAAAGAAGAATATTTTTTATTGAAAATAAAGTTGGGTGATGTGGTATTTATTTCTAGGAGTTTTCCTGCTCATGTTTATCATCCCAAAGCGAGATATGCTGTGGATATAAGGCCGAAGGTTAGGAAGATTTTATCGGATTTAACAAATGTCTTATCTTCTGAAAGATTGAATAAAAAATACCTTCAGTATGAACTAAAGTAGGAGTAAAATAATTATGGATGAAAAAAATTTCGGATACTTAGGAATAACATTTCAACAGTCGCTACTAAAAGCAATAATTGAGGATAAAAAATTCGCCGTTACAATAGTTGATGTAATAGATAGTAAGTACTTTGATGGGCCTTACTTCAAATACATCATGGAGAACATTAAAGAGCTTTATACCGCATTTGGGATTATTCCTAATTATGACACTTTATCACAAAAAATATTGGCAGAGAATAGTAATACATCAAGTAAAATAAATCTTGATACATTATATGCCATTAGGGATAAAGAGTTTGAGGATAATCAATATATAAAAAATACGTCTCTTAAATTTTGCAGACAACAGGTGTTAAAAAAAGCTTTAAAGGAGTCTGCAGAAATAATGGAGAATGGGGATTTTGAAAATTATGATAAAATCGAAGAGAAAATACAAAAAGCCCTACAAATTGGAGCCACGACTGATGAAGTAATTGATATTAGTGAAGGTGTACTTGAATCATTAGCAGATGATTCAAGAGTGCCGTTCCCAACAGGAATTATAGGCATTGATAATCTTCTTAAAGGTGGTATAGCAAGAGGCGAATTAGCGATTTTACTTGCTCCTACAGGTATTGGAAAAACAACATGGTTAAGCAAGGTTGCAAATGCGGCATATAGTTGTGGCGCAAATGTATTACAGATATTCTTTGAAGATAATATGAGAGATGTCCGTAAGAAGCATTATGCAGTTTGGACAGGTATTGTTCCAGACGAGCAGCCTAATCATAAGGAAGAAATCGCGGGGATGATAGAGGATATGCAGAGCAAAAAGAAAAATTTTCTAAAACTTGTTAAATATCCATCTGGCGTTCTTACTATTAGTGACATTAGAAATAAAATTAGAAAATTAGAATCTGAAGGATATAAAATTGATCTGTTAGTTTTAGATTATATTGATTGTATTCGTAGCGAAGGGACAATGAATGGTGAAGAATGGAAAGGTGAAGGATCAATTATGAGAAGCCTTGAATCAATGACAGACGACTTTAATATTGCTATATGGACGGCAACTCAAGGTAATCGTGAAAGTATGAAATCCGAAGTTGTTACCTCTGATCAAATGGGTGGTAATATTAAGAAAGCTCAAATTGGACATGTGGTTATTTCAATTGCTAAAACTCTCGAACAGAAGGAAAATAATCTTGCGACTGTTACATTACTTAAAAGCCGTATCGGTAAAGACGGAGTGGTTTTTGGAAATTGTTTATTTAATAACGAATTGCTTGAAATTGACACAGATACTCAAAATACGCTTCTTGGTTATGCGGAAGTAAAAGCTGAACAAAAGAAAGAACATATTTTGGACGTATATAGAAAATCTCTTATCGCGAAAGAAGAATTAAAACAAAAGAAAGAAGAGATTAGAGAAGAAGTTGAAGGAGAAATACATCCAAATCGTGATTTCGATAAGGTAGTTCATCCGCCTCAAGGAGTTGGCGTTGCTAGCGTAGTAGGAACGATTGAGCCTAAGAGTCCAACAATATCTGAGTTAAGCCAAGAGGAAAAGAATAAAAGATTAGCTCAGTTGGGATTAGAGAGGAAAAGAAGAATAGCAGTAGGAGAATTACAAACTGGATAACAGATACCATGGGAAGCGTGTCATTAATAAATTGAATTAAAATTAATAAACCTATGGTAGAAAAAAAATATAGTAAACAAGAAGTACTTAAAGCTGCGCTCGAATATTTTCATGGAGATGAATTAGCAGCGGATGTTTGGGTTAAAAAATATTGTTTAAAGGATGAAAAAAATTATTATGAATTAACTCCAGATGACATGCATCGGAGAATTGCTAAAGAACTTGCAAGAATCGAGGTAAAATATCCGAATGGTCTTTCTGAAGAGGAAATTTATAACACCCTCAAGAATTTTAATAGAATAATACCCCAGGGATCTCCTATGTCAGGAATTGGAAACAATTTTCAGGTAGTTAGTTTATCGAATTGTTTTGTAATCGGTAACAATGGTGATTCAGATAGTTATGGTGGTATAATGAAATTGGATCAAGAACTGGTTCAATTGGAAAAAAGGCGTGGAGGAGTTGGATTAGACCTTTCCTTTGTCCGTCCTAGTGGTAGTCCTGTAAAGAATAGCGCAATCACATCTACGGGTGTCGTTCCTTTTATGAAAAGATATTCAAGAAGTACTGAAGAAGTTGCACAAGATGGAAGAAGAGGGGCTTTAATGGAGAGTATTTCAATACGGCATCCCGATTCTGAGGCATTTATCGATGCTAAATTAGTTAAAGGTGAGGTAACAGGGGCAAATGTCTCAGTTAAAGTGCATGATGATTTTATGAAAGCCGCAATGGCTGGCGCATCATATACACAACAATATCCGATAACAGGTAAAGCAAAATATAGTAAGGTTATTGATGCTCAGAAACTATGGAAGAAAATAATATATAATGCATGGAAATCAGCTGAGCCTGGAGTTCTTTTCTGGGATCAGATTATTCGCGAAAGTATTCCAGATTGTTATAGCGATTTGGGGTTTAACACAATATCAACTAATCCTTGCGGCGAGATCCCCCTTTGTCCAGATGATAGTTGTCGTTTATTGGCTTTGAATTTATTTGGGTATGTTTTAAATCCATTTAAATCTACAGCTGAATTTGATTGGATGTTATTTAGGGACGACGTATCAAAAGCTCAAAGATATATGGACGATATTATTGACTTGGAAATTGAAAAGATTGATGCAATTTTATCTAAAATTAATTCAGATCCAGAAGATGAATCATTAAAATTGGTTGAAAGAAAGCTTTGGAAACGAATTAAAGATAAAACAATTAGAGGTCGTAGGACGGGTCTTGGCGTAACAGGAGAAGGAGATATGTTAGCCGCTTTAGGGTTGAGATATGGAACTGACGAAGCAACTGATTTTAGTGTTGAAGTTCATGAGAATCTTAAAATGTGTGCTTATGAATCTTCAATGATAATGGCAAGACAACGTGGGCCATTTCCAATATTCTCTGCAAAACGTGAGGAGAATAACCCATTTATTCTCCGTATTAAAGAAAAAAATCCTTCATTGTATGAATCAATGATAAGATATGGCCGAAGAAATATTGCTTTACTTACCATCGCCCCGACAGGAACATCAAGCCTTATGACACAAACAACATCAGGAATTGAATCGTGTTTTTCAACATTTTATAAGAGGCGTAGAAAAATCAATCCACAAGAAAAAAATGCTCGTGTTGATTTTACAGATGAGGAAGGGATAACATGGCAAGAATATCCTGTATTTCATCATAAGTTTGAAATGTGGTTAGAGGTAAATGGATATGATGTAGAGGTAATAAAAGGGATGGATGATGGTCAACTTAATGAAATTATTAAAAAATCTCCATATTATAAGGCAACCGCTAATGATGTTGATTGGGTTAAAAAGGTTGAAATGCAGGGTAGAATTAATAAACATGTAGATCATAGTATTAGTTGTACTGTGAACTTACCATCAGATGTAACCGAGGATATTGTTTCTAAGGTCTATGAGACAGCTTGGCGTAGTGGATGTAAGGGAATGACTGTTTATCGTGATGGATGTCGTAGCGGTGTTCTTTTGACGGGTAGTGAGAAAAAGGATGAGCCAACGGAAATTCATGTTCCCAAAAGGCCGAAGAGATTAAAAGGTGAAATTCATCGTTTTCAGAATAATCTTGAAAAATGGATTGCTGTCGTTGGAATAAAAGATGGAAGGCCTTATGAAATTTTTACAGGTAAGCTTGAAAATGGATTAGCAAATTTACCGCCCACTTTAAAAGAGTGTGAAGTTGTAAAAAACATTTTTGAAATTGAAGAGATTGATAAAGATACAGATAAGCTTGTAAAAGTCAGAAAGAAAAGATATGATATTGAATATGTAGACGGTGACGGAAATAAGCAAATACATCAAGGACTAAATCATGCATTTAATCCAGAATTTTGGAATTATGCTAAATTCGTTTCAGCTGTTCTCAGACAAAAAATGCCATTAGTTTATGTTTGGGACTTGGTTGATTCAATGAATTTTGCTGAGGATCACATCAATACATGGAAAAATGGAATTGCTCGAGTTATTAAGAGGTATATAAAAGATGGAGAAAAGGGTAAGGGTAGATGCCATGAATGTGGAAGCGACCATCTTGAATTTAAAGAAGGATGTTTAGTTTGTATGGGATGTGGAAGTTCAAAATGCGGATAATATGAGAACATATCAAGATTGGGATGGATATGATGATTGTCTTCAACAGAGATTGGAAGAAGACTATGAAATTGCTATGGCATTACAACCGTCGATTTCGACGGGTTTTTTGTTTCTATATACTTATGTTTTTTATTTCAATATATTTATTTGATATGAATATCGGTATTATATGAAAAAGAGAACAATTACGGAAGAAATTGAGAGAATTAATCAAATAAACGAATATGGTTATGATTATGATGATGTTTCAAGGCAATCACCTAATAACCCTATTAAGGTCTCTGATTTAAATGGAAAAAATATTAATAAAAATGCGGTATCAAATTGGCTTTCTCGTAATGAGAAAGAAGAAAAGAAAAAACTTCCCAGTAGAAAACATCTTTTAGACATAAATAATCATAAGGATAAAATGGTAATTTTCAATTATTTATCTAAACATCACAATATAAATGCCGCTACTGAGGAGACACTAAAAGCTGTAAGATATTTAAGAGATAAGCAGCGTTATGCACTTGTGAATCTATCTATAAATAATGAACTAGAACTTGAATTTGGATTTTATTTATTAAGATTTAATAAATATGGTATTAGGAATGGATTTGGAACTGGTTTTAATGACCTTCAACTAAGTTCAACATTTAATAGTATCTTAAATAAAGAACAAAATGGATTTAAGCGACAGGTGGAACTATCATTTGAAGATTTTAAAAATTTTATAATAACAAATAAGGAAATATTTGAAAAAGAAATTAAAGATTATTTGAGTAATCATAAATAATGGCGACATACGGTATAGATTATCCGTTTATGGATAGTACAATTGGAAACTATTTAAAGATGACCTCCACTCCAGAAAGAGAAGTTAGAGCGAATCTTTTACATTTATTGTTAACAAGAAAAGGTAGTAGATATTTTTTACCTGATTTTGGAACAAGATTGTACGAATATATTTTTGAGCAAAATGATGTTGTAGCATATAATCACATCGAAGATGAGATAAGGGAAGGAGTAAAAAAATATATTCCAAATTTGGATATTAACTCAATTAACATTGTATCTGCGGAAACTGATCCAGATACTCCGCCATCTCCTCAAGAACAGGACGATTCAAGATTATTCAGAGTATCAGATAACCCTTCCAAATCATATACAGCAAGAGTAAAAATAGATTATACAGTTAATAATGGAGCGTTTTCAATGTCAGATTTTATAATAATAAACATATAATATGTCAAAGCAAATATCATACGGAGTAAGGGATTTCGCTAGTCTTAGAGATGAGCTGGTTAAATTAACAAAGCAGTATTATCCCGATTTAGTTTCCAATTTTAACGATGCATCCATTTATTCAGTATTACTGGATTTAAATGCGGCAGTAGCAGATAACCTACATTTTCATATTGATAGGGTATGGCAGGAAACAATGTTGGATTTTGCCCAACAAACACAATCATTATTCCACATTGCAAAAACATATGGAATTAGATTACCAGGCGCAAGACCGTCAGTTGCATTGTGTGATTTTAGTATAAACGTTCCAGTTAGCGGAGATAAAGAAGACGTAAGATATGAAGGTGTATTAAAAGCTGGATCACAAGTTTCTGGAGGGGGGCAGATTTTTGAAATTGTGGATGATGTTGATTTTTCAAACCCATTTAATATTCAAGGTGATTCAAATAGATTAAAAATACCTAATTTTAATAGTAATAATAAACTTATTTCATATACAATTACCAAGAGGGAAGCTGTTATTAATGGAGTAACAAGAATATTTAGAAAAGTTATTACAGATACGGACCAAAAGCCATTTTTAAAGCTGTATCTTCCAGAAAATAATATTCTAGGGGTTACTGCAGTTATTCATAAAGATGGAACTGGGTATAATTCCAATCCAACATCAGATGAATTTATGTCGTCAACAAATAAATGGTATGAAGTTAAAACATTGATGGATGATAAGGTTTTTATAGAAAATCCAACAGCGGCATCCGATACTGATAATTTTAAAGCTGGTGACTATGTTCAAGTTACCAAGAAATTTTATACAGAATATTCTCCTGAAGGATATTTTTCATTAACTTTTGGCTCAGGTAATGTGGATCCAATGGACAATTTGGACAATTATATGACAGGTTCAATGAAAGTGAATCTTGCAACATTCTTAAATAACACTTCTTTAGGCGAAATTCCTAAGTCCAATACAACATTATTCGTGAAATATCGAATTGGAGGGGGTAAAAACACGAATATAGGGGTTAATGTTATCACGACTATGGATTCATATGACTTAGTTGTAAATGGCCCCAACGCTTCTATAAACGACCAAACAAGTCAGTCTATACGAGTAACCAATGTAACTCCGGCAATTGGCGGGGCTGACACTCCAACGATTGAAGAAATGAGAAATATGATTGCTTATAATTTTTCCGCTCAAAATAGAGCCGTTACATTAAATGATTATAAATCATTAATAGAAACCATGCCATCAACATATGGAGCTCCTGCAAAAGTAAATGTTATGGAGGAAGATAATAAGGTTAGAATTAAATTATTATCATACGATGAGAACGGTAATTTAATTGATACAGTTTCAAATACATTAAAAAATAATGTTATAAATTATCTTTCTAATTATAGAATGTTAAATGATTATTTGGATATTGAAAGTGGTGAAGTAATTGATATGAGCTTGGAAATTGACTTAGTTGTTGATAAAAACCAAAACTCAACTGATATTATAAAGGCAGTTATTGATGAAGTAACAACATTTTTTGATATTAGTAATAGGAAAATGGGAGATCCATTATTGGTCGGTGATTTAAAAAGAACAATTGGTAACACCACGGGAGTTGTTAATGTGGTAGATGTTAGAGTTTATAATATGATCGGTGGAAATTATTCATCGGCACAAGTGGCTCAATCATATGTTGATGACGTAACTAAAGAAATTTTACAATTAGACGGCACAATATATATGAAGTCAAACCAAATTTTTCAGATTAGATTTCCGAGCTCAGATATAAGGGTTAGAACAAAAAATCTCGGATCCACTACATATTAATTTGTTTTTTATGTATCTTATAGAAAACGCCCGAGTTTCTATTTATATAATATGATACAAAAACACAGAATAGCAACTAATATTGGTAAAGATCAAAAAGTTACTGTTGAAATTCAAGAGAGTTTTGATTTGATGGAGATTCTCAGCTTGAAGTTCTCACAAAAAGACATTTATTCATCGGGAAATTGCGCAGCATATGGTGTTGTTGTAGGTAGAGTGTCAGCAAATAGTGGATTTGGTATTCCAAATGCTAGAGTTTCAATTTTTATTCCCCAATCAGATCTTGATGTAAATGACCCTGTTATTTCGGCTCTATATCCATATCAAACAATGTCAGATAAAGATGTTGATGGATATCGTTATAATTTATTACCTTCAAGACAGCAACATGGCGGTCATACGCCAACTGGAACATTTCCTGACCAAGAAGATATTTTAACGAGAGAAGAAGTTCTTGAAGTATTTGAAAGTTATTATAGTTTTACTGTTAAAACAAATAGCGCTGGCGATTTTATGATTTGGGGAGTTCCTCTTGGGACACAAACAGTACATGTTGATATAGATTTATCGGACATAGGATGTTTTTCGCTTAGGCCTTATGATTTTATTAAAAAAGGGTTTGGGGCGGATCATTTTGATAGGTTTTATAAATTCAAATCAAGCATTGACATCGATGGACTACCACAAATAGTTACATTTGATAAATCAATAGAAGTTTATCCATTTTGGGGTAATGAAGAGTTGTGCCAAATTGGAATAACAAGAACTGATTTCGATTTATCAGAGAAGGGAATTAAAATAGAGCCAATTTCATTAATTTTGATGTCGTCTATTACAGATGATAACAGTCATGCAGTAAAAAGAAGCGGAAAGATTAGAAGAGACTCAGGATACAAATGTAAATTACAAACGACAACAGGGAAAATAGAATGTGTTCGAGAGACAGGAGGTACAGTTTATGGATCTGATGGCGTTACTCGTTATCCAGAATTAGAATTTTTAAATTTGACTGAAGTTATTGACGAGAATGGCGTGGCAATGGTAGTTCTCCCAATGAACATGGAATATGTTTATACTAATGTATTCGGGGAAGAAGAAACTACAAATGATACTAATAAAGGAATTCCAACGACGGCAATTGCAAGATTTAGATTCAGTTTAGATTTTGATTCTCCAAAACATGGCGTTGGAAAATATCTTGTGCCAAACATCAGAGAATTTAATCCAAATGCATCAAGTGGATCATATACTAATGAAGAATATAATGAGGGTATGATATCGTCATATCAATTTTCCGACGTATTTGAAGATTATATAACGGTGACTCCTCCATCAGGGGCGACGATATCTGTATTTCCTACATATGATACAACAGTTAAAAATCATAAAACGGATTTAATGCTGGGAACTATTAAAGGCGATGGTGTTCCTGAAGATTATTTTTATAAATTTATTTATGGAAAAGTATATACAGTATCATCATTTCAAGGTACTCATTCCGAATCCTCTCAAAGAGATGCATTTTTAGGAATTAAAGAAATAAGGCCAAATACAGAAGAAGATTGTTCATCGAATGCGAACTATTTTCCAACAAATTTCGGATTTAAAAATAGAATTAAATTTAGTTTAATAATATCTGAAGTTTTATTATTTTTACAATTTATTTTTTCAATTATTATTGTAAAATTTGGAGAATTATTGGGTGGATTTTTCTATTCAATTGCAAGCTTCTTTTATAGTATATATCTTGGATGGCCGTTTAAATGGAGACCATTTGATAGGTTTTCTGAGCAATTATATGACTTAGCATATCGAATTCAAGATAGGTATACGCAACAACTTCCATTAACAATTTATCCTGATTGTGAAGAATGTACGCGAGGTGATGATGTAGTAGTTTATGATGCGTCATATGCAAATAATTATTGTAAAGTTGGCGAAATTAAAATGACAATAACTCATGATGCGTCAAATGTTATTCTTTATGTTCTTGACAATCAATCTTCAGCATACTTTATTAATGGAGCGCTTACGCCAAGTTTTTTAAATGCGTATTTTCCTGAAATGGCAAAAGATAGTGATGGACTTTGTGCAAATTCTGATATATTATCATATGGAAATATTGGTGATATGAGCTCTCAACCGCATTGGACTGGGGCAACTAGTGATAATACAGCGCGATTTTTCACGGAAATATATGGAATTGGATATCAATCTACGCCGCCAACAATTCCCGTCATTACTGGATTTACTAGCTTCATTGCATTTTTTTCCTCTGAGCTAGTGGGAGACGATGATATTTATGTACCTATAACTTATCTTCCAGGCGGTTATACTTATGCTCCTGGTAATAATATTAAATTTACATATAATCAATGGAATAATCTTACGGGAATAGACTATTATCAGTCAGCTGCTCAAATTGATGGTATGCAAGTGGTTTTAAAGATTTATGATAGAAATTCTCAAAAAGTTACAACTATACCTCCAACTGAAACACCTATTCCAACTGGATGTCAAAAATATGATAAGGTATATAATGAAAAGATGGTGTTTACATATTTATGGGGTGAGACAGAAGATTATGGCGATGTAACAATTCCTCTTTCGCCGCCTGATGATTATGAATCAGGATATAAAGAATCATTATTGCCGCCAGGTGCGCCATATGATTATTTATTATCAACAATAATAGGCTCAACATCGTCATATAGATTACCATATAAAAAATCATGGCCCAAAATTCCGAATGCCACTTATGATAGAAGAACCAAATCAGGATTAAGTGAATTTAGAGATGGCGTTTTTACAATAATACCAGTAATAAAAGGGTATAGTCAAAATACAATTGCAATACAAGAATGGTATAGGAGAAAAAGAATTGGATTGTTTTTTTGTGGAGGAGTTGTGAATTATTCATTTATTGATAATTGGTTAAATGGATTATTATATTTCTTTAAATTTGATAAGAGAGTAAGATGGGATAATGAAAATGTTTATGATTTAAATCAAAGAGCTACACAATTTCCAAGAGGGCTTTTATTTTATCATGTTTTTGATAAAATCTTTTATTATAGGAGTACTCCATATAATGGAACACTGCAAAGTTTTATAGGCCAAAAAAATATGTATGACGGATTTATGGAAATATTGCATCCTACAACATTTTATGATGTGGGTGTAAGAGATGAATTTTTATATGAGATATGTACAGATCCGAGAGTTGATCCTACATGTTCAGTCGTTAGAGATATTCACGCAACTTCTTATCAGGATCCTGCTAATGTTGTGGAATTTGCAATAAATTATAGGCTCGATAGTACTAATGATAAATTTGATGTGGATGATTTTTTTAGTGGAACGCAATATGGATCAAATATAAAAATTTTTGATGGAGATATAACTCAATTAATGTCAATTAATTGTGAAACAGGAATTGAGGCTTTTGATATGGATAGTCCTCATTATTATATGTATAGCGATACCTATATGGATCCCGAAGATCCATATTATCAGGATTTTTTTAAAGATTCTACACATGGGTATTATGGACCAACGCCAATAGATTTAAAATTTGACGCAGAAGGATCTTTTATAAGAGGATGTTTAAATACTCCAGGTAAATTAGGAGATTATGCGCAAAGAGTCCCATTTTATTTATGGAATAAGAATGGGATAGGATTTGGGCCATTTGGACGCCCATCTGAGAGTCCTCCAGACAGTCAAAAATGGGATAGAAGCAAAATTGCAGTAATGCGATTACAAGGAATTTATTCAATAAGTGGATCAACTGAAATATCTTCAAACTATAAAATGGCTGATGGAGTAGAAGAATATTTGTTAAGGCCAATGACAATAGATCATAAAACATATAGTGTAACTGGATCTACTGTAGATATGTTGGAGAGATTCGAAAAAATTAGTTATATTCCTCCAGATACCATTTTGGACTATATAGAAGGGGATTTGTGGTTATATGTTACGCATGGCTCATTAAGTGATCCGCAAGCAGGCGATTTATACGTTGTTGTTAATAAAACATGGACAAAACAAGATTCGCCAGACGCATTTCCAATGTATTTTAAGGGATATAGAGAAAGTTTTATTCCTCAAACAGTACAGAATTATATTGGAAATGAGCAGGTTTTATCAACTCCATTTTTATTCTATTTTGGGTTAAGACCCGAAAAAACGGCATTAGATATATTAATAAAATATTTTGGGCCTAAAGGCGCGTTTCCATCTCCAGAATCTACTGCATGCATAAATCCAGATGTAACGCCAGCCCCATCACCAACGCCAGCAGCCTCATTACTTCCATACCCAGTTACTACTCCTACACCTACGCCCACACCTAGTGCTTCAACTATGGTTTATTATTATCAATTACAAAAATGTGTGGACCAAACTACAAATTGGTATGCGACTAGTTCGTCGCTTCTTAGTAAATCAACTCCAGTAGCATGGCAAGGAGATGACTGTACACCTACAAGTCTATATGTTGTTAAAGATATAACAACAGTTGAATGGGATTATTCGCACTTAGGATATCATTATATTGGGCCTGTAACAGCATCGATGCATGGCGCTTGTTTTGACTGTCATGATGTTCCTGTTACGCCAACTGCGCCTCCATCGTCATATGTGCAAATTCTCTTAGCAAGAAAAGGAAGCGCTGGAGAGCCAGATCCCGCAACATCTATGTGCGGTTTAATCTTTAATTCGGGCGATAATGTAAAAACCGTATATATAAAAGGGACAACTGTTACCCCAGATACAGCGTACTTAGTGTATAATGAATCAACTTTTAATACGACTTTTAACGGTGGAGATAAATATTGGGGCATAGCCATTCCAGATGAGTTTATAACATATACTGTTTTTATTAGTTCTAGTGGAAGTTTGAATGCTACATGGGTGTCTTGTTAATAATATTAAGATAGTGGAAAAGAAAAAAATCATATTACCAAATTTAAAATACGAAAATGCGCCTGATGCGGATATAAATCTACGCATTGGTTTTGAAGAAGAAAAATCTCTTTTAAGAACCGATGATAGAGATGTGATTTTAAATTTATCGGAACAATTTGCAACTGAAAGGTCTAACTGTAAAAGGTATAAGTTGTATGGAAAAATGAAAATGATTTTTAGAAATTTATATAAAGGCGTATCATATTATGATTATTTGACAGAAAGATTATCATTAGCTGGAGATGGATCAGATGGAAATTATTGTGGATATTTACCATATAATGAATTTGCGTTTTTAAGAAATGATGTCTATAGAGAGATGACGCCAGACCTGTCAGTTAGCGATTTAAGTACATTTAGTGAATTTGCAGTTATTACAGGTGGAACAACGGGACATACATATAATCTTACAGCAGCAGACGCTTATCAATTTAATTGGAATCTTTATTTAACATATGTGTATTCTCATGATAACGTCTTTCCGATGAAATACACATTAAGCGGTACAACCTCATCACCCTTATCATTTGTAAGTGGCGATGGCGTTCCATTTAGAGTATTAGAAACGCCAACTGAGTATGTTCTTGTAAGCCCAGTAAAACATGGAATTAATCAAGGAGAATATATAGTTATCAATAATGTTCCATATTATGTTAATTCAGTTGGGAGTACGGTATATAGATCGGAAGAATATGTTATTACTCTTTTAAAGTCGCAATTTGGGGGAACATTACTTAATGGATTAATTAATGGTAAGAGATGTACCGATATTGTTGATATTACAGGTTCAACATCACAATATTATGTTCATAAACACAAAACTTTAACAACTATTAATGATTATTTAATAGATAAAATTGGATTTGAATCTCCAATTTGGAGAGATGAACGAAAGTTAGTATATCAAAATAGCGCTGGTGACTATGACGCGCTTGTTGAAAGAAATAGAATGGAATCTATTTTGTTTGATTATTTTGATCCATTTATATTAACTGGAATAACTAATAATCTAGGCTATACTCCGACTGAGCTATATACAACAATAGTTTTCAAGAATAATAATGGATACTTTAATTATCCGCCGAAAGTTGGATATTCGTTTCATTTTCATGATTCATGGATTGATAGCCATTTTTCTGGATCAACTTCTTTTGAAACAGGAATGACGGCCACGCCATTCACCAGACCTGGATTTGGATATCCTTTTTTATCTGGTAATACGATACCAATTGGAACTCTTTTAACTGGGGCATTTGTTGAATATAACCCTAAAGAAATGAAAGAAAGAATAATTTCTGAAGCGTTTCATAAAATTACAAGTAATATTAACATTTTTAATCATGGGCAGTCTTTAGCATCAACATATTATGGTGCGTCTCCAACGAATTTAATAGGGTTATATTACCAACCTCATTATAGATTCAAAATAAGAGAATTATCACCATACACCGAGACATTTGATACGGATCAAATATATAATCTTCCTGAAAATGCAAGATATTTTCCTAATGAAAAATTATGGAGATGGAGAGATTTATATGACGATGGATATATTGATTCAGACGGATATGGAACGGATAATCCATATATGAACGATATGCATTATATTCATAACGATATTAATTTTTATTTAAGAAACGAACAGATATATACAAATAAAAAAGACGGAATTATTGATTTTTATACAAATCAAAATGTAGATGATTGTGCTAAATCTGCTCTAGCTAATGCAGATCCAATTACAGTTAATCCAACGCCATCGCCCACTCCGACGCCATCAGTTACGCCCCATTAATATTTATAAGTAAGTGAAGATACTACAAGATACTAACGACAAGACTATTCTTTTAAATAGTGAAACCAATTTCAGAACGGATTTGGGATGGGAAGAAAATGTCCAAGAATTCGAACAAGATACATTAAAATCCATAATTAATCCTGCAGTAAATTTCGAAACAGTTAGATATATACATAGTGGATATACCAGTACAAATAATATTAACGAGTCTGATATTTGGTTTTATTTTTATTTTACCGATGGATCAACATTTTGGCTAGATT